GAGATTGTTATGGCCCGCATGGAACAGAGTCTTGCCGTCCGCCATGGCGGGGTTCGCGGTGAAGATGCTCCACACCACGTCCGATTCCAGGGTGGCGGCCGCCGTGCCGAACAGCGACGGCACGCGCGTGAACGCGTCGAGGTCGTCGTTGATCAGCACCTGGCGGGTGATGCCCACAACCTTGCCGTAGGTTTCGACGCGGTAGGTCTCCTTGGCCTCCCCGATGCTGCCGCGCTTGAACTCCCCGGCCTCGTTCACCTTCTCGAGCTGCGGGGCTTCACCGAGCTGCAGGCGCTGCACCGACTTGAAGTCGGCGACCGTCGCGCGGCGGGCAATCGACTGATAGGTGCGCGGTGCCGCCTCATAGGCATCGCGAAGCGTGCGGTTGGTGACACCCGCAAGGATCTGCGGGAAGTCAGAGCCGGTATGGAGCGCGCGGGTGGCAATCTCGTCGCGGCCAAGACCCTTCACACGGATGCCTTCGGCCTCGAGAAAGCTGCGGGCCATTTCGATGAGGCTGAGGCCGCGCCATTCCCGGGCGGCATCGGTCAGGCGGAACTTGCCCGGTTCGAAGCGGTGCAGAAGCGCAGCCTCGACGGCGGAGCGGCGGGTCTCGCTGGCATCAAGGTCACCGGCCCGGATGTGGGGGCGGGTTTCGAAGGCTGCGTCCTTCGCCGCCGCTGCATCGATGAGGAAGCCGCGGGCCTCAGCGAGGCCGGTGCCGCGCTTCACGAGGTCATCGGCCAGCACCTGGTCGACATGGAGCTTGCGCGCGGCCTCGTAGATGGCTGCGATGCGGGCACGCTCCTGCGCCAGGATCTGCTCCGGCTTGACGGTCGGGTCCTGGGGAACGGCGCGGGTAACCGGCTCAGGGGCGGAAGCGGGTGGAGCCATCCGCACCTCCTGTGGAGCCGGGGGTTCTGCCGTAACGACAGGCACATCAGCCTGTGCTTCGACACGATCGGGTTCGGCCGCAGCCGGGGTCACAGCAGTCATGATGGGTTCCTTCTCGATGGAATTGGCGGGATTTGCCTGGCGCAGCAGGCGGCAAAGGGTTGGGGATTGATGGGAGCGGAAGCCCGCGGCGCCATCAGCGCCGATCGGCACGGCGGACAGTTCGAGGGGCTGCCAGTCGACGGCGGTCCAGACCGGGACGGTGCCTTCCTCCTCCCGGATTTCGTAGGCACGGACGGCGTAGCCGACCGAGACATTGCGGATGATGCCGTTCCGGACATCCTGCCAGATGGGCTCGACATCGGCCCGGTCGCTGAACCTAACGGTGGCACGGCCCACATAGGCGCCATTCTCGCGGGCAATCCATGCCCGTTCGACGACACCGATCACATCCTCGAGCTCGAAGGCGTCATGAGCATTGAGCAGCGGGGCCCCGCCATTGAGGCGCGAGAGGTCGACATGGGCGGGGTCGAGAGAGAGGATCTCCTCGAACACCCTCCCCGACCACGGGTCGCGGCGCCGGACGGCAGCCCCCGTCGACCACACCACCTCGATGGTACGGGTCTCGGCGACGGCGGTGTCCGGCATGAGCCTGACGTCCATGCGCGTCTGAAGCGGCAGTTCGCAGCTGTCCGCTGCCGCCGGCATCATCTGCGGCGGGTGCTGGTGGGTCATGAACCCTCCTCGTGATTATTGGGTGTTCGGGTCTGTCGAGTCGGTTGACCCGGCCTTCTCCTGGCCGGTCTTGGTCGAGCGCCGCGGATCGGTGTCGAGCGTGATCCCCGCGGCATCCAATTCGGCATTGGTGGCGGCAATCTCGGCCAGCACTTGCGCCGGGTCGTAGCCCTGTCGGGCGATCGCCTCCTTCAGCGTCATAACGCCGGCGCGCACCGCGAGAATATCGGCTTGGATGTCCTTGAGCGGGTCAACGGCCTCGAAGCGCGGCGCTGTCCACTCAGACGTGATCTCACCGTCGGGCAACTTGCCGGCGGCCTGCGCGAGCTCGATGAACCTGCTCCACACCGGCTGGCACAGACCAGGGACCAACAGCTGCCACTGCAAGGATTCCATCCGGCGTCGGAACTCGATGAGGCCGGCGCGGATCGACGAATAGTTCACCTGGCTCAGGTCGCCGGTGAGAAGCTCGTAAGTCAGACCTATCCCCGCGGCCACAGCATGCAACTGCATGCGCATGTAGTCGACGTAATCGCCATTGGCGGAAGGCGAAGCGAATTTCACGTCCTTGCCGGGCTCGAGGTATTCGATCATCCCCGGCTCGAAGCTCTCGATCCGCTCACCAGCGATCCCCGTTGAAGGCTTCCCCAGCGTCTCCTCGTCCTGCGCTCCCGTCACGAAGGCCGCAAAACAAGCCTCGATCTTCTTCCGCATCAATTCGGCATCGTCATAATCGTCGAGATCACGCAATTTCAGGATCACTGGGGCGAACCACGGCACCCCTCTCACCTGCCCCGGACGCAAGCGTTCGAACAGGTGCAGCACTTGGCGGGCCGGGACGGGCCGCGAGGATAGTGACCTCCCCCTGCTTTCACCCGGATGGACGGGAAAGAGCCAGTAGGCCCGCCGGCGGCCGAGAGCATCGAACTCGATGCCCTGCAGGATGTATCCGCCGTCAGCGAGATCTTCCGTCTTGCCGCTGTCGAGGTGGTCGGGCTCGAGCACCTGAAGCTGGAATGGGACGGGAAGCCCGTCTTCCACTCTCCGGTCCCTGAACCTGACAATCACCTCGCCGCTCTCGACGAGGCTGCGAACGATGAGCGCCTGCAGCCCGCCAAAGTCGGTCAGCCCATCGGCATCGCAGCTTGCCGCGAACTGCAGCCACAGCTGATCGGCCTGTTTCGCCGCGGCCGTTCTCTTGCTCCGAGCACGTGGCACGATGCCGGTGCCCACAAGGTTGCTCACCAAGGCGTTCACCGCCTTGGCGGCGTAAGGGTTGTTGCGCACGAGATCGCGGGACCGCTCCCGCAGCCGCGCGCTTGCGGGGCCAATTTCGGCATTGGCGCCAGTTCCAGCGGTCACCCAGCCATCCGTGCGCCGCCCTGCCTTCGCCCCCTCGTACGCGCGCTGCATCACGCGCAACGCCTGCCGCTGCCGGACACGCTTCAGCCCGGAGCCCGGGGAAACGGCTCCGATGACGCGATCCAGCCAGTTCATCTGAACATTATCCCCTGGCAAATGATGCGAGGCTTCGGCGGGGTGGCTTCCGGCCGGACTGCGTTTGCATTTCCGCCTCGATGGTTCGGATCCGGCTCAGGAGATCGCTCGCCGAACCATACTCGACGCTGCGGCCCTCGAAGGACACCCTGAGCGTCCCGCTCGCATAGGCCTTGCGCAGCGCATCGAGCTCCGCAGTTGTCCACGCCATCTGCTCAAGCCCTCACTTGATCCAGCCGCGCCGGCGACCAATCCATTTCTCGTTACGCTCGGCAGAAAGAGTTTGTGCCTTTTCTTTCTGTGGAAAGGCGCGGGCGGAGGCAGGCTTTGCACCTCCGGCATCGCGCAATTCCGTCTCCAGTGCTTCCCACCGGTCCTCGCCCCAGCGGTCGACACCGGCAATCCATGCTGCAGCTCTCGCATAGCTCCGGCAATCAAGCGCCTCGTTTCGCTCGCGGAGCTTCTGCCACTCCAGCCGCTGGAAGCCGCGCCTGGTCTTCACGGTCACCAGCTGTTCGGCAACAAACTGCTTGCACCATTCGCTCTCGGCCCAGGCCGGGAGATGGATGGTGCCCGGCGGATGCGTTGTACCAGAGGCGAGTTCCTCATCCGTGGGACGCCCCAGCCTCAGGAAACGGTAAGTCTCGGACTTGAAGGTGGACACCGCAACCGTCCAGAGCCTCACACCGCGCCGGATGCGCTTTCCCCCGGCGGTCATGTCGACGTAGGTCGGACCGGACACAGGGCTCAGGCGGTTGAAGCCATCGACACCCTTCAGAGGTGCCACCTGATCGAAGCCCTGTCCGCGTGCCCAGGCGTAGACAGCCGGGGCTTCGTAGCCGGTATCGACGCCCATCCGGACAATCTGCATCGGCGTGCCAGACGCATGCCGCCATGTCTTACCACACAGAACGGTCAGTTCAGCCCAAGCTGCTGGCCTGTCGGGACCTCCTTCAACGACAATGTGGTCGATGAGCCAGCTTTCGAGGCCGCGCCCCCAGCCCCACACGTCGATTTCGATGCGATCCTTCTGGATATCGGCCCCCGCCGTGAGGAACAGCGCCTTCTCCGGCACCGTACCGGGCGTCCAGCGCTCGCGGCGGTCGTAAAGCCGCTGCCAGTCGGGCGCCTCGCCGGATTCCATCCAAGTCTCACCCAATAGTACATTCTTTGCCGTCTTCAGCGCCGCATCATTGTGCTGGGCGTCCTCCCAGCTCCGCGCTATCCCCGCCCAGCTGGTCCATCCGACCGGCGAATAGAGGGCAGAGAGGTGATATCCGCGCGTCCTTGGGTCTTTTCCCTGGGCCGTGGCCCGCCATTCGCCCTTCGCCAGCATCTCGGTCTTGGCAGACTCGGAAATCTCCGCATCACAAGCCTCGCAGACGTAGTGCGCGGTCTCAGGCTTCCCCTTCTCCCAGCGCAACAGTTCGAACTGCAGCCACTGCATCGCCCCGCAATGGGGGCACGGCACGAAGTAGCGCCGCTGATCCGAGGCCTCGTACTCCCTTTCGATGCGCGACAGGCCCTTGATGGTCGGTGTCGACACCAGAAACAGCTTCTTGCGGTGCCCGAAGGTTGAGGTACGCGCCTCCGCCAGGGCAATCGGGTCGCCTTCGCCGTCCACATCCCCCGGATAGGCATCGACCTCATCGAGAAAAACGTAGCGAGCCGGCATGGAGCGGAGCCCCGTGGCGCTGTTGGCCCCCGTCAGCACCAGCTGACCGCCGGGGAAGCGTTTCGCAAGCACCGTGTTGCCACTGTCGCGGGACCTGGCAGGCGCCACGATCTTCCGCAGCGCCTCGCTGTCGTCGATCAGCGGGTCGATGCGCTGCTGCGAAATGCGCTTGGCCAGTTCCACCGTGGGCTGGACCGCCAGGATGGGGCCCGGCGCCTGGTGGATGACGAAGCCGATGAAGTTGTTGCCAGCCTCCGTCGCGCCGGTCTGCGCCGCCTTCATGAACACCACCCGTTCGATCGGGCTCGAGGGCGACAGGTTCTCCATGATCTCGCGCATGTAGGGCGTACGAGAGGTTCTATACTTGCCCGCTTCCGCCGCCGCCCTGCCCGACAGGATCCGGTAATTGTCCGCCCATTCCGCGACCGTCATTGCGGGGTCGGGCGTCAATCCGTCGGCGAGGCTCCGCAGGAAGGCGGCATTGCCGGAATAGTCATTCGGCATCGTCCACCCTGTGGTCCAAATTCAACGTTGGCGGCGCCGGCGTTGAATTCGAGACGGCAGGAGCCTCAATGCCCGGCAGGTCAGAGCAGCTTCGCGGCTTCGGACGACATCTTCCGGAAGGTCCGCTCGGCATGTGGCGTCAGTTCCACCAGCTTGGCCCGCCCGTCCTCCGGATCTGGCCTCGTCTCTATCCAGCCGGCCTTCTCGAGTTCGGCAAGGCGGGCATAGATGGTTGGCGCTGAACCGAAGCCGGGACCGCGCACAATGTCGGTGACGGTGAGCTGCCGCTGGTCGAGGGCGCACTCCCCGATGAAGTACAGAATGGCCCGACTTGTCAGATCAATCTCGTGAAGCCCCGAGCGGAACTCTATCTGCCGCATCGATTGCCTGATCCGAAAGATCAGAT